CTCATCATATTCTTATGAGTGTAAAGAGTGCTCTATAAAAAGAGTAGTTACCAATAGAATGGTATCAAGAGTTTTGGATAAGTGGGAATATCCTGATTGGTAAACAGTTCACGTCATGTTTTCCATCTGAAAAATAACATTTTAATAAATATTTTTTAGATAAACTGAGATTTACGGAGAAAAACATGGCGACTCCTCAATTATCTCCTGGAGTACTTACTAGGGAAGTTGATTTAACTGTTGGGAGAGCTGATAATGTATTAGATAACATTGGTGCAATTGCGGGACCTTTTGCAATTGGTCCTGTAGAGCAAGCAATTGACATCACAACAGAACAAGAACTAATTAACACTTTTGGAAAACCAATTTCAACTGATTCTCAGTACGAGTATTGGATGACCGCATCGTCATTCCTTTCATACGGTGGCGTGTTAAAAGTAGCAAGAGTTGATGGAACAACTCTTAATAATGCAAATGCTGCTGTAGGATATGCAGCAACTACAAATGCAAAAATTAAAAACTACGACAACTATAACAACTCTTGGTCAGGAGAGGGCGTAGAATTTGTATATGCTGCAAAAAATCCCGGTTCTTGGGCAAACAACTTAAAAGTTTGTTTTATTGATGATTTTGCAGACCAAACAATTGGGGTCACTACCACAAATTTAAGCAATCTTGGCGCTCAGGTTGGATATGGCGTTACAACTGCCATTACAAACACTGCAATTGCTGGAGTAGGAACCACAACTTCTTTCACTGGTTATCTGAAAGGAATCATCACCGGAGTTTCCACTGATACCACAAATGGAAACAGTACCATTGATGTTAGGGTCATTTCAAGAGTTTCTTCTAACGGAACAGAAACTCCAGTAGCTTACTCAGAAGGAAATTCTGTTGCTTCTTTTGAACAAACAGATGCACTTTATTTCGTAAACAATTCTGGCATCAATACAGGATTATCTGCAAGTGCTGCAGCTACTGCAGGACAAGTTCTAGATTGGTATGATCAACAAACTCTTGGTCTCACCAACTCTGTTATTTACTGGAAATCGATCGCTCCAAAACCAAGAACTAATGCATATTCTTCTACCAGAAATGGTAAGAATGATGCAATGCACATTGCAATTGTTGATGACACTGGATCTGTTACTGGAATTCAAGGTAATCTTCTAGAAAAACATGTAAGTGTTTCAAAAGCACTTGATGCTATTTCTCAGGTCAACTCACCTCAGAAGATTTGGTACAAGAACTATCTTGCAGACTTCTCACAATATTTGTATGCTGGATATAATCCATCACAAGCAGGAGATTCTTACAACAGAACTGTTCCTGTAGCAACTGGTTTCTCCACATCATTTACCAAGTATACTATTGGTCAAGGTCTGTGGGGGCAAAATGCACAAGGAGTTACCTTCAGTGCAATTGGAAACAAAACATATTCATTAGGTGGCGGTGTTGATTACTCTGCTGCTGGTGGAATGCAGGCAGATCTAGGTTCTATTTCGACTGCATATGATCTCTTCTCAAACAAAGATGAAATTCAGGTCGATTATCTATTAAACGGACCTGGACTTGCAGAAGAATCAGAATCTCAAGCAAAAGCAAACAAACTTATTGCTATTGCCGAAAGTAGAAAAGATTGTGTTGCTGTTATCTCTCCACATAGAGCAGGTATTGTTGATATTTCGAATACCAACACACAAACTGATAATGTAATTAGATTCTTCTCACCTGTTACATCCTCATCATACGCTATTTTTGACAGTGGTTATAAGTATACTTATGATCGTTTCAATAATACTTTCAGATATATTCCATGTAATGGCGATATTGCTGGTCTGATGACCAGAACAAATGTCACTGGATTCCCATGGTTCTCTCCAGCAGGTCAACAGAGAGGTGTTCTTAACAATGCAATTAAGTTGGCATACAATCCATCTAAAGCACAAAGAGATCTTCTCTACACTGCTAGAGTTAATGCAATTGTAAATCAACCAGGAACTGGGGTCCTTCTCTTCGGAGATAAGACCGCACTTTCATATCCTTCTGCATTCGATAGAATCAATGTTCGCAGATTGTTCCTAACAGTAGAGCAAGCACTCGAAAGATCAGCACAAGCACAACTGTTTGAACTGAATGATCAAACAACAAGATCAAACTTCGTCAATATTGTTGAACCATACCTGCGTGATGTTCAGGCAAAGAGAGGAATTTATGACTTCGTAGTAATTTGCGATGAAACAAATAACACTCCAGATGTCATTGATAATAATGAGTTCAGAGCTGATATTTTCCTGAAACCAACCAAGTCAATTAATTATATTACACTCACATTCGTTGCCACTAGAACGGGTGTAAGTTTTGAAGAAGTGGCTGGATCAGTTTAATCTAACCTAAATTAACCACAGAAGGAGGAACTCAAAATGTCTACTCTCAGAACAATCACCGCCTTTAAATCAAAACTTGCTGGAGGTGGAGCAAGACCAAACCTATTTGAAGTTGAAATTCCATCATTCCCTGTTGCAGCAGGAAATGTTTGGAGAACTGGAGACAATCAAGAGGCAGATTTGTTCAAATTCATGTGCAAATCTGCTGCTCTTCCCGCATCAAACATTGCACCTATTGAGGTTCCATTTAGAGGTCGTACATTGAAGGTCGCTGGAGACAGAACTTTCGATGTCTGGACTGTTACCATCATCAACGATGAAAACTTCTTACTGAGAAATGCATTCGAAGCATGGATGCAAGGTATCAGCAAGAACTCAAATAACACTGGAGCAACAAATCCAGGATCATACATGACTAATGCACTAGTTCATCAACTTGGAAGAGGTGCGGATGGTGGTATAGAATCACAATCAAATTCTTCTTTAGTAAATGGTGGTGCAATCACTCCATTGAAAACATACACATTCTTTGATATTTTCCCAACAAATGTTTCTGCAATTGATCTTTCATATGATTCAAGTGACACTATTGAAGAATACACTGTGGAATTCCAAGTTCAATATTGGGAACCAGGTGCTTGGACTAGAGATCAAGCATAATTTGATCGCATAAATACTGAAAAGGAAGTTATCAGTTTAATAAATTATGGCAAAATTATTTGGATTCTCTATTGAGAATACTGAGCCACTATCACCAAATGCGGTTTCCCCCGTTCCTCCTAATAATGAGGACGGGGTTGACCATTATTTGACCAGTGGTTTTTTTGGTTCCTATGTTGATATAGAAGGAGTATATAGAACAGAATTTGATCTAATTAAAAGATATCGTGAAATGGCACTTCATCCAGAATGTGATAGTGCCATTGAAGATATTGTAAACGAAGCAATTGTATCTGATACAAACGACAGTCCAGTTCAGATAGAACTTTCCAATTTAAATGCTAGTGATGGTATAAAAACTAAGATAAGAAAAGAATTTAAATATATTTTAGAACTTTTAGATTTCGATAGAAAATCTCACGAAATCTACAGAAATTGGTACATTGATGGAAGATTATTTTATCATAAAGTAATTGACCTCAAGAATCCACATGAAGGTATTCAAGAGCTCCGTTACATGGACGCAATGAAAATGCGTTATGTTCGCCAACAAAAAAAGAAGAGTAATGATAATTTGAGATTATCAAATGTAAATACTGACAATCCAATGGATTATGAATTTCCAGAGATTGAGGAGTATTTCATCTATAATCCGAAGATGAATTATCCAACCACTAACCCATCTGCCTTAGGTGGAACTAGTGGAATTAAAATGACTAGAGATTCTGTAACATATTGCACCTCTGGTCTTGTTGATAGAAATAAAGGATCAACACTTTCATATCTCCATAAAGCAATTAAATCACTCAATCAACTTCGTATGATTGAGGACAGTCTGGTTATCTACAGATTGTCTCGTGCTCCAGAACGTAGAATTTTCTACATTGATGTTGGCAATCTCCCTAAAGTAAAAGCGGAGCAATATCTACGCGATGTTATGATGCGTTATCGTAACAAACTTGTTTATGATGCGTCAACTGGCGAAATTCGTGACGATAAAAAATTCATGAGTATGCTTGAAGATTTTTGGCTTCCTCGTCGTGAAGGTGGTAGAGGAACAGAAATCTCTACTCTTCCAGGCGGTCAGAATCTTGGAGAAATTACAGATATCAATTATTTCCAAGAAAAACTTTACAGATCTTTAAATGTTCCTGTAACAAGAATTGGTGGAGACGGTGGATTTAACCTAGGAAGATCATCAGAAATTCTCCGTGATGAAGTTAAGTTCAGTAAGTTTGTTGCAAGATTGAGAAAGAGATTTTCATACATGTTTAATGATATGCTGAAAACTCAACTGATTCTTAAGAATATCATTACTCCAGAAGATTGGGAAATCATGGAGGAGCACATTCAATATGACTTCCTTTATGACAATCACTTTGCAGAGCTAAAGGAAGCAGAACTTCTTAACGAAAGACTTGCAATGGTTCAAACTGCAGAACCTTATGTTGGAAAGTACTTCTCACAAGATTATTTGAGGAGAAAAATTCTTCGACAAACCGATCAAGAAATTATTGAGGAAGATGCTTTAATTAAGAAAGAGATTAAAAAAGGAGTCATTCCAGATCCAAGTATTCCCGTAGATCCAAATACCGGTATGCCAATTGATCAACAACAAATGGATCTTGGTCAACCAGTAATGGAACCTGAAGTTGACGCATCATCAGTAAATGCAGATGCAAAATCTGCAGAAGTTGATGCAGGTCCAGTAAAAATGCCTAAAGGTGGCACAATATAAATACAAGAGATTACAACTTGAATTAAGACAATGGATGAACTTCTGGACATGATCATTGCTGATGAATCTCCATCACAGATCAGCGATAAAATTAAAGATATTCTTTTTGCCAAGTCAGCAGAAAAAATTGATTCTTTTAGACCTGAAGTAGCATCAGGTTTATTTGGAGAAGATCAATTTGTTGCTTCTGAAGAATCTGAAGAAACTGAAGAGTGATACATATAATAAA